CCAGTAGACCCTGACCATTTAGAACATTTGGGTATGGGTGGAGCTAACAAGGGTGGTCTTAAAGACTACTCTTGTGTGCCTCTTTGCCGTAAACACCATAGAGAAAGACACGATATGGGTATAAAAGATTTTGAGTGGACTTATGGTATTAGTCTATGGAAAGAAGCATTTTATTTATTAAGGGGGTATTTTGCAGAATGATTGATTTAATATTAGATGATTGTATGAATGTTATGAAGAAGTATGAGGATAATCACTTTGATTTGGCTATTGTAGATCCTCCTTATGGTGGAGCAGGAGATGATAAATTAGAAAAGGGTGGTAGATTTGGTGGTATATTTGATAAATATAAAGTAAGTAGAACAGGTGGTGGATATGCAAAAAAATATGGAAAAAAAATTATAGATTGGGATTTAGCACCTCCTAAAGAATATTTTGATGAATTATTTAGAGTTAGTAAAAATCAAATAATATGGGGAGGTAATTATTTTGGTTTACCACCCAATAGGTGTTTTTTAATATGGAGAAAACTTACAATAAGTGAATCTTTTACAATGGCTATGTGTGAATATGCTTGGTGTAGCTTTAATTCAAATTCAAAATGGATAGAAATAGCACCACAAGGAAAAAATAGATTTCATCCTACGCAAAAACCTGTAAAATTATATGATTGGATATTAACTAATTATGCTGAAAAAGGGCAAAAAATACTAGATACTCATCTTGGTAGTGGTAGTATTGGTATTGCTTGTCATAATTTTGGTGTTGATTTAGTAGGTATTGAAATTGATTCTGAATATTATCAAAAGGCTAAAAATAGAATTGACAAAGAAACACGACAAGAAAGTTTATTTTAATGAAATTTGCTGGTAAAGTAGAACAAGGTAAACTTACCTTAGATGATAATCTTGGATTTAGGGATTATTTACGTCAAATTGAGGGTGATGTTCACTTAGAAATAAAACCTGCCGAAAAAGTGCGTTCTCCACAACAGAATGCCTATTATAGAGTTGTTATAAGAATACTAGCAAAAGAACTAGGCTACACAGAACACGAAATGCACAATGTTATAAAAGAAAAGTATGATATTGGATCTACTAAACAACTATCTAAGCCAGAGTTTACTGAACTGCTAGAAACTATAAAAAGATGGGCAGTTATAGATATGGGTATTGTTCTGCCGAACGCTAAGCAATCTCATCAATAGTCATACTTACTTTATAAGTATTAAATGCTACTTGTTGTACACTTAAACTATTTTCCCTAAAATTACATATAGAAAACTGGTCAGCATTATTATTAGTATTGTCAGGTTGAAATATAAATGGTAAAGTACCACCTAAAGTACAATTCCATACAAAGTTAAAACTATTATCTGATAGCATAGGGTTAGGGTTACTTGCTACTGAATTACCATTATCTAAAGGAACATCAGTATTAGTAGTTGCATCAATTCCTGTTTGATCAGGAATAAATGGAGATATACTAGAATTTTCATAAGCAGTCCACATATCATCTTCACTTATGTATGAAAATGTAAGTTTCCAACTTCTTAATCCTTTTCTACCTAAACCACTTTTGGCTCTCATATTAAAACCTAATTCTGTACCACCATCAGTTGTTGGTAAATCCAATTCAAATGGTGGGTATTTATAAGTAGTACCATCGGCATTGTTCATAGTCCATTCTGTTGGTCCATCATAATAGATGTTAGCAAGTGTTTTACCACCTACAGTTTTTTGACGTTTAATACCATCAAATCGTCTTGACATTGTAAGGTTAAGGTCAGGACTGTTAGGGCAATCAAAATATTTACCTACAACAAAAGAACCAAGTTGATGGTTTAAATCTGTATTTTCGATACCACCTTGTGCTTTAACAAAAAATCCTCTCCAATATTCATTCATTTCTGTAAATTGAAATATACTTGTTCCATTAAATTCAGGTTGTAATCCATCAGTATATCCACCACTACCCATAGAATTTATAATATTTGCAAAACCATCAGCAGAATGTAAACGAGGGTTTTGTTCATTTTCTAGCAGACCTTCGTATCCTCCAATATGAATATTTTGTGGTTCAGAAGCAAAATTATGATTTAGTAATGCACAAAAGTTTATAGGAATAGATGTTTTAGGTGTGTTTTCACTAGATGAACCAATAGTAAAAATTACACTATCTTCTGTTTCTCTCATATAAGGATTAGCACAATTCATATATAATAATTCTGCACCACCTTTATTACTATCCCAACCTAATTGTCCTGTGGCGTGTAAAAATGTTACCATATCTACATAAAATCTTGGCGTTTTAACTTGCTTTCCCATTAATATCCTCCTGTACTACTACGTCTTGTTTGGGTTTTAATTTTTGTTTTTTTAGTTGGCTGTGCTTCTGGTAATCCATAATCAGGTAGGTTGTACTTAGTTGTTGTCGCCTTACCTTTTTTTACTTTACTTTTGAAATTATCCCATTGATCTGCCTCAATATCCATAGACCAATTTTGCTCAGTCCAAGTTGGGTTTACTTTTTCTATATTACATATTATACGTTTAGCTTCATTGTTTGCTACGATTACCTTTTTTATCGTAAAACTACCCTCATAAGTGAATAGTTTTTGATTTTTAATAGGTGAGCCTTGTAACCCTATTAGTAGCATTTTATTTTTATTTCCTTGCATTATCCAGCCATCTGGAAGTGTTGGCGTAATATCTGCTATACCTACAAAATCAATCTCTATACCTAGTATATCTACATTAGATTCTATAGTACAATCGCCATCATTACATATAATTGATGATTTACCATAACCTAATTTTGTTTTATCGTATTTCATTTAATTACCTAATATTTGATTTACTAAAGTTACAATATCTAATACATTTACTAATCCGTCATTTGTAATATCTGCAATATTCCTACCATCTTCGTCTTTAGGATAATTATCAGTAGTTGCAGCAACTATTGAGCCTACAATACCTACAACATCTAATACATTTAAAATACCATCTTGATTGACATCTCCATATAAACTATTAAAAACAACATTTTTATTTATTGTTTGGCTAAACTGCAATTCATAAAAATCATTATTAATATTAGATTTAACTTTTAGTTTATACAATAAGGTTGCTTGTGTATTATCATCTAAAAATTCCACATTTTCATTATTTAATTTAATTGATATATCTACATTATCACCATAAATAGAATTATTTTCAACTATGTATGAATTAACCAAATTTGTAGCGTCCATACCATTTGTTAAAGGTTCTCCATCATAAGAAATATTAGCATTTACAAAAACAAGATTCAATTCATACTCTATACCTGTTTCATAATTTGTGTTTGTTATTGCTGATATTGCACCTGTGTTTAAATTTGCGTTATCTTGATACCAAGAGCCTTCAAAATATGTATCTTCTTCGTCTATTACTTCATCTTGATATATATCACGTTCATAAGGATTAGGTACGTTGTAAAATCCTAAATCATCATCACTCATACCAAAATCGCCACGATGTACTTGTACTAACTCTAAACTTACTTTACTTAGCGATTTAGCTACTTTAGTAACAAAAAACACAGGATATATAAGTTGTCCATTTTTAACAAACTCTTGTGTGTAATCAAAACCAAAAGCAAGTTTACCACCTATCAGCTCATCAAATCTTAAATAATCACCTGCTTCTAAGTGCATATAGCTAGGAGGTAAATCTAATTTCATTGTTAAATGCTGGTTAGCATACCACATTAGTAATCTTCTTTGTAATTTTCGTGCTGTGTCTTTATCTCTAATGTATTCAGATTCTACTTCTAGTTTAGCATCTTCGTCTTTCATTCCATAGTAATTAAGCTCATACAACATATCAGGAGTTAATTCTTGTGTTAATTCGTCTAATGTATCTACAAAATTACCATTGTTATCTTCTATACTGTAAGTAGTTTCTTCAGCAAAATCACCTGATCCATAATCTTTCTTGTACTTAACATTAATTTGGTTTTTAACATCTTCTAATTTTGTAAGACCAAAAGAGTATTTAATGATGTCTAAATTATCAATAACCTCAAACTGCTCATAATCTTCTATATTTTGTTTTAAATCAATAATTTTAAAATTACCAGTACTATCAAAAGAAGGTATATAAACAGACGATTTAAATAAATTTTCAATAACACTTTTAGCTTCTTGTTGCTCATTCATAGAAAAACTATGAATATAATCATCATCTGTTTCTGGCATAACAATATCTTTACCGAAATTCAATTCTTTTTCTAATATATTTTGTAAAATATCTTGAGATTTAGAAATAAGATTTTCATTATTATCTACTCTACCTTTTATACTAGCATAATAGTCTTGTGTAGTATATTCTGTTGCTAATACGTCTTGAGTTACATAAAATTGTTTTAAGTTAGCAATACAAGATGATATTTTATTGGTATTACCTAATAATTGTGGCACTCCCCATTGTATACTATCATAAGAATCTGTGCTACCAAAATTT